CATTTGGTACAAACGCTGGGTGTTTTCGTAGACGAGTGATGCGTTGGCAATGGGGTCGTCGAATACGAGAGCAGAGGCAGCGGACGATGAAGGCTTGTCGACAACACCTGACTCAAACACAACACCACTGTCGTTGACAGTAGGACTTTCAGAGGTGTAGTTCGAGAAACAACCGTAGAGTGAAGTGTTACGGGCGGCGAAGAACAAAGCCTTGATGGCGTGTGAGAAACGGATATCGTAGCTGGGTTGAGAAGTGGTTCCGGGGTTCCATGTGGAAACAGGTGCGGTTTGAACTTGTTCAATCAAGATATCACGAGGAGCGCAGGCCATGCGTTTACGTTCGTCGTTGGAGACGATGGCGTAGTTAGCCCAGACTTGAGTGTTACCAGCGATGGAAGGTTGAGTGCTTGTGGTACCAGTGACGACAACGTTGGGGTCGCTAGCTTGGACGGCGCACAACTGAGCGGATAGACCGCTAGCGGTCTTGGGGATAAGTTGCAATAGCTCCCACCAGTTACGGAAGGAGAATGAGATACGCATATCATTGTAAGGAATGGCTGCGGTGGGGAGAGCAACACCAGAGTCACGGGTGTAGAAGAAAGGAAGAGGCAAGTTGAGGACGAAGCTGGGCAAGACGGTTCCACCTTGTCCGTTGAATCCTTCAAGTTGGTTACCAATCATGTTGTTGTAAGCGTTACGTTTTCCAGCGGGAACGGTGAAGGCGCTCCAGAAATCGAGGTGGTAGTTATCGAAACGCGCTGCGACCAAGTCGTTGAACGTGATGCAACACTCTTTGAGGAGAGAGTGCATCAAGTTGTTTGACCAACGAATACGGTATCCTGACGTGAGGTAAGAAGAGCCGGAGGCCAAACGGATGGAAGGAATGGTTACACGCAACCAAGTTTGGAGAAGGTAATCACCGGCGCGTGAGACTGATACGGACCATTCGGTACCGAATTCAGGGACACCGCTGGCTCTTGATAAAACAACGGGGACTTGAGTGAACCAAGTACTCTTACGCGTTTCGCGTACAAAGTATGCGGTGGCATCTGGGCCTCCGTACATATACTTTTCTTGTTCATCGTATGTGGCCAAATCGATAAAACCAGAAGTTAAGTTACTAGTACAAATTGTTGACATTTTATTATACAGAGGGATTTTTTAAATTTAATTTAATTTTTTTTTCTACATGGACTTAAAAGGTTTGTTGATACGGTAGACTTATGGAAGAAATCGATATACTAGTTATCGATAGAAAAATTCAAGATTCCTTTCTCAAGGAGGAGGAAGAATTATCAAAGTATCGTTTGAAAAAAAACACAATCGAAAAAATATTAAAAGACAATTCAAAAATTTCAAACAACATAAAACTAAATTTACAAGAAGAACTAAAACAGCTAGACAGCCTCATAAAAAAAGGGTATGAACTGGAAGAATATTATTTTTACTTGATGGACACCTCACAAATCATAGAACAATACAAGAAACTTTTAGTCAAACCCATGAAAATCACATTTTTTGGAAAGTCAAAACAGTCCGAACACACCATGGAAAAAGACGAATTGACTAGACTATATTTAGAAAATATTAAAAAATACTGCTACACTCATGTTCTTAACCAAGAAGACATGAAACAAAAAACATGCACTAACTGTGACTTGAAAAACATTGTAAACATAGTCGACACAAAAACAACAGTGTGTGTCGACTGTGGCCTCCAGACCGAACTCACCAGCGATTCTTCGTCTTTTAAAGACTCGTCCAGGGTCAACTTATCTTGCAAATACACCTACGAGAGTAGGATACACTTTAGAGACTGCGTGAATCAGTACCAAGGTAAACAAAATACAACCATACCCGATATCGTCTTTAAAAATCTTGAAAAACAATTCGAGCTGCATGGTCTATTGAACGGGGACGAAAAAACGGTTACGAACACTCGTTTTTCAAAGATAACTCGAGAGCATATATATTTGTTTTTAAGGGAGACCGGTCACTCCACTCACTACGAAGATGTTTTTCTTATACACTACAAATTAACCGGTAAAAAGCCAAATGATATAAGCCATCTAGAACAACAGCTTATGGAGGATTTTGACATTCTAATCAACCTGTACGATAAAAAATTCAAGCAGCTCAGAAAGATCGATCGAAAGAGTTTTATAAATACACAGTACGTGTTGTTTCAGCTGCTGAGACGTCACAAGTACATGTGTAAAAAGGAAGACTTTAACATGTTGAAGACGCTTGACAGGAAGAGCTTCCACGACGACATTTGCAAAGAACTTTTCGAAGAACTAGGCTGGAACTTCACTCCCACTTTTTAATTAATCGACTTAATTAAAAAAATTATTTACAGCAGTATTTCAAGACTACAAAAATAAACACTGCGAAAAACATCATAAAAATGGCAATCTTGTTATCGTCTTCGATGTAGTGAGCGGGTGAATAAGAATAAGAAGGAGAAGGAGAGTCTTGTTCAAATTTTTCAAGCGCGCATATTTTTTTATAAGAGCAGGCGTAACAAGCTCTACAGCCTGTTGGCATGTTGATTTGCTCGACGAGGTTTTTACACAAATCGGCCTTACCGGTTCCTCCGTACTTTTTATCCAGACAGTCGGCTATTTCAGCTGCTTTTTTAGAAATACACTCTTCATAGTTGACTACACCGTCCTTGTTACAGAATTGACAGGCGCATAGATCTAGGGGGTTTGTTGAGTTTTTACATATATTGTTGAAGTCTACGGGTTTGATTTTGTTTGAAGACGATCTGAACACGGTTGATTTTTTCATCTCGTCAGTGCATTCACCTGAACAACATTGGTCTATTTTTCCGGAATTACAACAGTTTTTTACGAGGTCAGTTAAGGAGTAGCTCCCGTCTGCTCCGCACTTTTCGGTACAATTGGTGGACATTTATTATGTATTTTATTTTTCGATTTAAACATTCAATATTGCTTCTAAATGACTAGTAAATCACAACTAATATTACATGTCGCGACAGAGGCCTTTGTTATAGCTACATTAAGTATTTTTTTTACAAAAAAGATAAATACGTTGAACAAGTCTATAGACGAAATGACGACACATATTCAACTTGTCGAATCCAAGCTCGAAGAACAAGAAAAATTTATTCATATGTTATCCGACAAACTAGTCCAACTTGAATTCTCCTCCAGACAACCCGAGGTAAAGACTCCTCCTCAACCTGAAGTCTCTCGTTCTTCTCCGGTGTCAACTCCTCAACCTGAAGTCTCTCGTTCTTCTTCGGTGTTTAAACGCATGTCAACTCCTCAACCTGTTCGAGAAGAGGTTATTCTTCTCAATCTATTCAACCCTCGACAGAAGAATCCGTTATCTAAACCCGTGATCGAAATTATGGATGACGAAAAATCAGTGGAACAACTGGACACGGAGATACAGGATGAGTTGTTAGATCTCGTCGGCGAACTTAGCCCAATCAAGGAGGAGGAAGAGGATTGAAAGAAATCCTATTAAAAGAAGAGACTAGATAATATAATAAAATGGATAAGTACGATATTTGGTTACACGCTTACAGACCTGTTTTGATTCAGAGTTTCGACATTGTTAAACGCCATTTTAAAGATATAGACCCTAATAAAAAAAGGTGGGAGACCAGTCGATATTTTGACGATTTCTGTAAACTTGCTTATTTTTCAAGTAGTAAATATATAAGCCCATATGTCTAAAAAAGAATTAGGGGAAATAAAACACATTATAAGTGATTCTTCTACACTGAACCGCGAAGAAGACTACGACTACGATTTACCAGAGGACGAAGACATAGTACAAAACTCATTTGAACAAGAAATACATCTTCGAATCATAGACTGCTTGTTCGAGCTGAAACAATATATAAAAAACGGAGCCTATGAGCTCCTCGAAAATTTCAGGTTTTCGGAACTACACGACTTTTTGTTAGACGATTAATTCTTATTAAAATTAATAAGAATTAAACCTTGAGTACATATTTATTATTGTATCTATGATTTAAGGATTTCAACTTGCCTCTCGAGTTTGAAATGAAATTTATTCCCTTCAAGCTTGTATCCAGACTCGTATGCGTATGTCCAAA